TCGTACTCAATGTCTTTGGCAACTTTCTTGCCGGCCTTTTCGGCCTTGTCATCTTCGGAGCCACGCTTTTTGCCATGGATACCATCTTTCTTCTTTTCATCGTACTCAATGTCTTTGGCAACTTTGCGGCCGGCTCGTTCAGCATGGCTGTCACGCTTGCGTGTGGACTCTTCGCCCATGGCCATTTCTTCATCGCCACCTTCTTGATTCTGCATGTAGTCATCCACAGCAGTCATCATGCTTTCAATCTTGGCCAATTTGGATTGTACCCATTCTGGCAAGTTGTCGTTGTCGCCCAGGATCTTTTCCAAGGCTTGTGCATGACGCACAACAGTCTTGATGCTGTCTTTGGCCATGTCGCCTTCTTGGTCGTATTCGCCTTTTTCTGCTGGATCAAAGTCATTTTCTTTGGTCATCAACTTTGATTTGCCTGATGGTCCTTTGGCGCCCATCTTGCTGCCTGTACCAGCTGGTCTTCCGCGGCCGCGAGCTTGTGGTTGAGCGTCAGACGCATCATCGGCACCTACTGAATTGCCTTGGTCATCCACTCTGCGAGTTACTTTGCGTCCTGTAGCAGTTTGTTCAATGTCGTGTTTGTGTCCACGTGTGACAGATCCAACTTTAGGAGCATCAACACGAGGACGCTTGTGTGCTGTGAATGCATTGTCAGCACTGCTTTCGTCAGCTGGTTGTTTCTTAACACCTTTGCGCAACATCTCAAAGTCGGTGGCATCATTACGGTCTAATTTTTTCTGGCCGCCACTCAATGCACCTTTAATGGCTTCGGCAGCTACATCACCCAGCATTTCGTCAACTTCTTTCTTGGCGCCGGCAATCTTGTCGGCAAAAGTAATTTTGTTTGCAGGAGGCGCAAGTTTGGCAAATGACTTTTGCTTAGGTGTCATTGACGCCCCGGCCTCTGGCAGATTGGGTTCTGCATGTGTACCTTGTGCGGCTTTTATACTGCCTTTGAGACTGGAGATTTGACTACGTAATGGCAAGCCTTTTCTTGGTCCTTTTTCTACAGGACTGCCGCTGCCGCCGCGCCCAAAGCCCTTGCGTAGTGGATCGTTGTGGTCAAATTCGCTACCGCCTATTTTGCGTTTTCTACCTTCATAGTCATCGGGTTTTGGATTATAATAGAGCTCATCGGCGTCAGGGCCGTAGGTGTAGTCTAGTGGTTCTACTGTGTACAATTTGTCTTTGTACTTTGGGTCACGGTATTTGGCAGCTTCGGTTGTTTTTTGTTCTGGCTTCTTGCCTGTTTGTGGCACACCCATCTTACGTTGCAGGTCACGCATCATTTCAGCATCGTCACCATGGCCCAATTTGTTTAGCGCCGCGCTGCCAACTTTCTTGGCCATACCGCCAACTTTACGGGCCATGTCTCCCATGCCTTCGTCCACTTCTGTATTGTCATACTTTTCATAGCCCTTGGCAGCACGGCTCATGTCGCGCTCGTTCAATTGCTTGTGAGTGGTCTCTGGCTTCTCGCGAATGGAATCCAGTTTTTTGTTTATTTCGTAAAAAAATGTCATTTTAATTATCCTCTTGGGTTGGCGCCAGTTGCTGGCCGTGGTTGACGCTTGATCGTGGTCATAGGGCTTTTGTTGCCCTGGGGAATCTCATTGGTAGTCTTGGCAGGTGGAGTCTTGCCGCCAGCAACAGTAAAGTCACTACGGTAGGCATTTTTCAACACAGCGTGATCGTATGGACCAATGGAATAGTCTTTCTTGAGTGCTCGTTGTTCAGCAGTAGGTGCTGGATAGTCAGTGTTGGCCAACAGGTCTTTGTTCTGTGCTTCAATGCTGGATATTTCGTTGCTGATGCCTTCGTCATACTCGCGAGTCTGCATGGCAATATGATTGGGGTCGAATCCCAGTAACTGTGCCAACTGTTTGATTTGTGGTTCAATTGCAGGATATCGAAAATTAACATCAACAAATGTCATGCTTTCATTTTCTGCACCAGGAAAATCTTTGATAAGTTTTTGTACTGGTGTGGTTTTTGGGCGTGACACACTGACCACGTCAAACTGCGCCATTTTTTCTTCAAGATTTTTAACAAATCCTGCAGGCACATCCCCTAAGATTTTGATCCTGTAGTTGTATGTGCGTTCGCTTTCTACTATGTACTGATGAAATGTTTTCATATGGATATCCTATGTGATATTTATTCTTTTTTACTGTTTGTTCTTCTATCACCAATGAGTCTTTCCAAGATTTCATTGCGATCTAACACATGACCTTGGCCTGTATGGGTGGGTATAGTGCCGTCTCCTGCTGTTTGATCCAGTCGAGCTTTTTTCAATTGCAGATCAATCATTTTTAATTTTTTGTTTAGCTTGGCAGTTTTGGCAGTGAGAGCATGTCCCAACATGGCACCAGCCACAGCAAATATTTCAGCAGCAAAACGGCTGTCTACATTGTAGCCCAAGTCCATCAAGTTATCAAAGCTGTCTGTGGCTTTTTGCGCCAGTGCATCCATTTCTTGGTCACTGGCTTCGAGACTTTTTACCATGGGCAAAGCTGCATCTATCTTGTCCATGGTTGAATTTACTTCGGCTATGTATGCTTGAGTTTGTTCAATGGTAGGCTGTTCCGGCTGAATATTTTCCTCAGAAGGAAGGTCAAATAGTTCTTCTAATTTACGCATACCGTATTTACTCAGAAAACAACCACAGTGGGCTATTTGCCGCCTTTGTGGAACATTTGATCTTCGGTTATAACTCGGAATACCAGCCCGTTCTTTTTGCACCAGGCTTGCGCTGCTGCCCATTTGGCGTAATTTATAGCAACCACAGCACGTTCTCGTGTGCTCATGTTGGATTCAATCACACTTTGTTTTTTGGGTTTGATTTCAATCAGCTCTGCTTTTACTTTGTTGTCTTTGGTTTTGTAGGTCATCAGGATGTCAGGTATGTACTGACTCATTTTGCCTGTAAGAGGATTTCTGTAGGGTATTGCAATGCTTTCACTGGCCCATTGCAGTACAAAATTGTTGTTGTCGCAGAATCTAAAAAATGCATGTTCCCAACCTGATCGATATCTAGGCTGACCCTTGCCCACATACTTGTCTGGATTGGTGAGAGCGTATATTCCGTTTGCCCAGCGGCTCATGATAACACGTTTCTTGCAGTGTAGTAGTTGGAAGTAACTGACGCACCAAATCCCAACAAGGTGCTGGCGTTTCTCATGCTGTTGAGATAGTAACACAGGGTCTGTGTAAGAGTGATTGAGTCTTGGCCTTCCAAAGATGCCAACACAGTAAGCACATTGGTTCTGGTTTCGTTGGCAATTCTAAACAGCGCCACTGTGAAATTGCCAGCTGCTTGATCAGTTGTAAACACGCTCTTGAGATAACTGTATACTACATCATACTCTTCGGCATTTACAAACTGTTCGTATTCATAAAAACTGTCAAAAATTCTAACAGTAAGATCTGTGCCTGGATTAACAACGTTGACTGAGCCGCCCATGATTATCTTCCTGGTGATCTAGGAAACACAAAGCCGCCTGAGCCGCCTGGTTGCTGACGAACAGCAGCCGGTATGCTGTTTCTAATTGCGCCCTTGAGTCCAATATTGGCTTCTTCATTGACCACACTTCGAAGATTCACACCTTTGAATGTGTTGACGGCTGTTCCACCTTTTTGTATTGCACCAATGATGCCAGCCACGCCGCCACTTTGCAAATCTTCCACAATGCCTACGCCTGCATCCAACAAGCCGCCTTGTCCCAGTACTGATCTAGTGGAGCCTGGACGTGCCAAACTGGATCTAATGTTGTCATAGTGTGCTGGATCTGCAAAACCTTTCACATTGGTATCTGGTCTTGATCCACCAATTGCACCTGAATAGTATTTTACAGTTTCGTATTCAATGGTCATTTTGTTGCTCATGATACCGCCGCTTTCGGCATAGCTATAGGTATCATGATCCCATGTTTTGATCAATGGATTGATCAGTACATAACTGGCAAACTTGTGTTGGTCCATGCCGTATATGGTAATGTCTCTAAAGAATGGTGGCTTGCCTGACGACTGATTGCCCCCAGATCCCACACCGGGGCCGCCTGCATTGCCTTGACTGTATGACTCACCAATAAATCCCCAATCATTAACTGTGCGATTGTTGGCATAGATGTCTCTAACGCCGTAGGCAAATCCAGGTTCGTTGGCCACTGAACCTATACTGCCATTTTGATTGCTGGCTGAGCCGTATTGTTGATTGGAATCTTTGTAGTAGTAACTGTAGTAATTGTACCACATGTTGCGACTGATGTCGCCACCGTCATCATGGAATTCAACCTGTACCGGCTGGTAGTTGATTTTCTTTTGTATCACACGTTTGCGATTGTATTGATTTAGTGTTTCAGTATCAATTGAGTATGATGGCAATTGAATTGTTTTGACCAACAAGCTCAATGAACTTTTATCACCTTCAGGAAACACTGCTGCTAGTGTAGGAACTTCGCTGGTGTTGATGTTGAAGTATACGTGGAATAAGAACTTGTTCCGAGGAGCAAGTTCGTATCCATTTGTAAGGAACGTTTTTGAAGCGTGGGCATAATCTTTGAGACCTTGCCCACCAAAAAATCCTTTGAGAAAATCTTGCCCAAAGGCCATAGAAGATTATCCCGTTACAACGTCATTTACTGTGCGAGCAACAACTGTACCAATACCAGTACCGTTAGGTGTTTGATTGGCGTTGTCATACTTGATGGTCATTGCAATTGTGGCAGGTTCGTTAGAGCTGTATGCCATGTCGCCGTAGTCGGCCTGTTGCAAATAGCAACCATACAGTTCCCATGTTTCCAACACAATAGCGTCTGATGCGCCATTGCCGCCGTCAAGCACTTCAAAACGTGTGGTAAACTTGTAGTCAATACCAGAAGCAGCAGATGCCATTTCCAAGAAGTCCATTTGTTTCTGTACTTGTTCGCCAACTAGTCGAGTAACTGCACCAGATGCGTCATCACGTAATGTGCAAGTGACATCGTTCCATGTTGCACGACCAGCCAAATGCAATCTACTGTTGTAGATTGGGATTTCAATGTCTTCAAATTGCAAGCTAGGACGTTTGAAGTCCATGACTTGTTTTGTTAATTCTGTTCGGGGTGTGCTCACTCCGAAGTTTTCAAATATCACTCTAAAGCGATATTTAAGTTTAGGCATGAGTAACCCTTGGTTGCTGGCGCTTTGATCGCTAGCCAAGGGCACTGTCATTCTTGTTAATGATGCAACGGCCATAAGTGTTATCTCCTATAGTGTTATTTATGAGATATCAGACCAAAAAAAATGGGGTGTTGCCACCCCATTTTATTGCCTAGCGGTGCCGTTATGCTGCCTGTGCAGTGGCTACTGAACCTGCTGCAATTTCGCCAGTGTTCTTGAGGCGAATTGGAATGTAGATGAATTCCACGGACTTCATTGGTTCGATTGCAATGTCAACCCACAATTCGTTAGCATCAATTCTTGCTGGTGTGTTGTTGGTGTCATCGCACACAACCAAGAAGTCATAGATACCACGTTTGGCAATCAAGTCAATCATTAGACCATTCACAGAATTTTTAATTTCATCTCTGGTGATCTGATCGTTTGGCTCAAACAAGAATTGTTTACCAATTTCTTCAAGTCTTGATCTGATAAAACATACCAATCGTGCAACGTTGATACGATCCAGTGATGTGGTTGGAGCATACACTGTTTTGTTACCAAAGTTTGTGATACCCACACCTGGCACAAACGTAATTGGGTTGATATCATTCACATACAACACATCACGTAGGCCTTGATTCACGCCAATGGTAACAAACTCACCAGTTTGTCCGTTGATATAACCAATTGCGTCTGCATTGTCAATAACACCACGACGTGTACCAGCAGGTGCCAACCATGGATAGCTCACTTCGTCACTGCGGATGATTGTTCTAACCATCATGTGACTTGGTGCTGTAACCACACTGCTACCGCTTAGGTCAACAGTTCGGCAACTTGGCCAGAACACACCCAAGTATGGTGAACTTGTTACTAGGCCGTCACCTGTAATATATCCATCACCGGCGTTGTTGGTTGCCCATGACGCAATGTCGGTACCAGTGCCCGGCAAACGCATTGGTGTGTCACCAACAACAAATGCAGTGTTGTTTCTTTCATTGCTGAGTGCTACCATGTTGGTAATCAACTCTGGGTAGGCAGTACATGCAATCAAGTTAAATTGCACTTGTTCTTCTCTAATGGTAACACTGGTATCAATACCTGACTTTAATGCTGCCACAATCAAAGCACGTTGAGCAAAGCGGCCCATGTTTGGTGCGCCGTTGTCTTTGTTGCCACTGGCAGTGACCCATGAATTGGTTTGCAATGGATCCCAGTATGCTGTGTTTGAAGGCGCTGTTCCTGTTGGCGGCACAGCAACTGCCACATACAATACTGTGTTGTACAACACTGCGTCACCAATGGCATATTGAGTACTGGCGCTGTATGTGTCATATGCAAAGTCAGCTGCATTAAAATAATCAGTCTGGAATGACTTAACGTTAAATCCAGAACGACGTGTGTTAAACACCAACATTCCTGATGGATACAAGGTATAGTCAGGAGCATCAACATCTAGATAATCACTAGTTAGCAAACTCTTGATTGTTGGCAGTGCACCGGTAATAGGATCCACTGTGCCTGTAGAACTCCAACGAGCATCTGCAAACAACACACCATTTTCTGTGGTTTGATCGGTATTGTCAAGTGTTACCCACTGATCAACTCCCTCCACATTAGACCAACGATTGATCACAGGATAGATTTCTAAATTGCTAGTATCAATCCACAAGTCACCATAGGCCAGGTCAGTTGTGCCATCACTTTGTGTGGTCGGAGCACTGGCGCTGATTTGCGGACCGTTTGGATCAGTTAAACTGAGATTGTCGCCACGTACATCGTTGGTTTCGTTTCTGTAACCCAGCCAACCTGTGCCACTTTGAATCATGATATCAACCTGGTTGGTAGCTGAATAATACCAGTAACGCCCATCTGCAGGATCTTGATCAATTGCTGTTGAGCTTGCAGTGTAATCTAATGCAACCCATCCGCTCAGCAACAGTTGATCTTCGTCGTCAATTACTGAACTTCTGCAACCAGTTACAGAAGAATCAAATCCTGCATTTGCAACTGGAGATCCTGTTACATTTTGCAATACAATCACGCCACCAATGCTTTGTGTAAACACAATGTATCCGTCGCTGTTCACAGAAGCACTTACACCAGCCACGTTGGCGGCACTAACTGCTTGTATAAAAGCAGCAACAGTGGTTCCACCTAAGGTAACTGTAACCGGAGTAGTTAATGTAGTACTGTTAGCAGTAGATGTTTGAATGGTAAATGTGTTACCGTTTACAAATACCGGAGTATCATCATTGCCTGTCACAACAGTTGGTCCAAGATTCAAACGTTCAAACACTTGCAAAGTATAAGTGTTGTTATAAGGATATTGAATGTCACCACTGTCTTCTGGACTTACATTGTATTGAGTATACGTTGTTCCAGCTGGAATATTTTTGCCGCCACCCGATGCATCTAGTGATGCATTTGCTGACCAGTCATTGGCATAAACCAATGCTGTTTGTTGAACAAACGCACCCAACGGAGTTGAGTATTTCTTCACAACTATTGATGTGCCAAGATTAGAAGCAGTTATTTTGTTCCAAACTGATCCTGTTGGGCGAGGCTGTTCATCAGTTGTTCTCCAACGTGGAACTGTGTAGTTAGGACTTTGTTGTAAAGTAGGTGCATAGTAAGTTTTGTCCGCTGTAAGACCCAACGTGGTCAACAGTCCTGCGGTGCTACCAACACCAGATATCACAACAAGTCCATCATTTGCAGTAGAGCCGTCGGCAGTAGCAGTAGCATCTGCAAACAATTGCAATTTGTTATCAATCACAGCCGAGTACACCCCGTCAATGGCAGCAGAATTAATGGCTGCACTTAGTCCAGCAATGTCATTGTTAGGT